AGGGTCAACCTTTATATAATGTGGTAAAGTCAATTGCAGATGCTGGAGATAGAATTTTTGAATTTCTAGGTAAAAAAGATTTTAAAGATAGAAAAACTATCGGAGAAGAAATAGCGGAGTCTTTTGCATCAGGTAATAAAAGCAACAATGACAAAATTATACAGGAAATAAATAATCTTGTTGGAGGTCTACCTTTTAACCCCCTTGATGCACCTGCAAAATCTATAACAGATTTAGAATTTAATCCCCTTGATGCACATGCAAAATCTACAACAGATATACCAAAAGTAGGTTTTGGATCATCAGCACCAGCAGGAGCTATACCTAGTGGATTATTAGATACTGGATTTACTGGAGCAGGTGCAGCACCGACAGTTTCAAGTACCCCTCAATTTGGTAGCAATATTTCAAGACTTCAAGACGTACGACAAGAACGAGCAGCCTTAGAAGCACAAGAAGATGCCGCAGGCATGCCAGCGAGTTTAGTTGAACAACGACTAGACGAGATAGGAATAGATTCTGGAGTTCCAGATGTTCCAGAATATGATCCAACTGGTGGAATTGATCCAAGTGAACTTAATCGTGGTGGTAAAGTACAATCTTTCATGAATATAAAGAAATAACATGCTACCCTCAGAAAAAGATAGTAGACAAAATCAAGACTTAGTTATTCAAAGTGTCCGTGAACTCATGGGCGGTAAATATGTAGACCCAGAAAAGTTTGCGAAAGAACCTACAAGTGCAGAAGCAGAAGCTCTTAGATTATTAGATTATAATACTGGTAAATTTGCACAGAATTATGTTAACGAACAAGAAAATCCTGATCCTCGTGTTGCTAAAGCAATGGGTGGTTTTTCTCAAGAAAAGTTTCGTGAAGCTGTTCAATCAGTAGAAGAACCTACACAAAAAAGAAATGGTGTACTAGAAAATATAAAACAATTTGGACAAAAAGTATTAGATAAACCAGAATATTTACTTGGTCCACATTTAACAAAAGGATTAAGTAATCTTGGATTTTTAGGAAAAGTTGCTGCGGAGATTTCTCCAAGTGCTGATATAAGAGATATGAAAAATTTCTCAGCTAGTACAATGGATAACTTAGAAAAAGGAAATATTCCTCAAGCTCTAGCTGATTTTAGTTATGTGGCAGCTTCAATTCCTGCATTAGCTCTTCCTATTTCAGTAGGTAAAGCTAAAAAAGGCACAGATGTTTTTTCAGAAGCTAAAAAAGCAGATGAAAATAAATCATTTGAACAAATATCTGAAGAAACTAAAATAAAAAATCGAGAACAAAAAAGAGTTCCTAAAGTTCAAGAAGCTGCAATAGCTTTAAGAGATAAACAAATAACTAAAGCAGAATACGATGAGGTTGTAGAGGCTTTTCAACCTATAATACCAATAAGAAAAATGCCAAACATAACTTCACCAAAAGGAACAGTAGCAGTTTTAGGAAATAAAGGTGAGAGAAAAGGAGTTATTGGTTGGAACAAAAAGTTAGCAGACTATGTAGGTCAAAGACTTTCTGTAAGATTAGATATTAATGCTTATAGAATACATAATGTATGGGCTGTAACTTTACATGAAGGAATAACTGCAGCAGGTAAAGCAGCAAAATCAACAGACAGCAAGTTTATAGCTAAACAAGGTCCAGTAGTAGGTTATGCTCAAACTGCTGTTTTAAAAGATGTATTTTTTACTACAGATGTTCCTATTGCAAGAAAAATAGCAACAAAAGAAATGAATAAAACA